TCATTACTGAAGTAAATACCTGGTTCACCAGATCCACTTAACTCAATTTTCTTCCATAGTTTAAAAAATTCCTCCTCATCAATTTTATGACGCATAACAACTGCTGAGTTATTTGCTCTTCCACGTTGTGGATTTTGTTCCCACCATTCACCAAACTTACATGTTAACATTGCCTCATCATCCAAGTTAAACAATGAAATTAACGCTGCTCTTCTAATACCACCACTCAATACTGCATCTGCAATATGACAAGCCATATCATGTACTTCAACTGATGATAATTTATCACCATTTTGTTTACGTTCAAATATCTTTTGTAAGTTGAATAAGCATTCTTTTAATGGTTCAGGACCAGGTGCTTTACCTCCTACAGTAATTAGTTGTGCTCCTTTAGGACGAATATCTCTAAAGTCAAACAATGGTAATGGTGCGCCTGTAAAATATGCTTTACATAACATACGAACAGCATCAGCCCATCCTTCAATACTGTCACCAATCAAATAACGTTTATGTTTAGTTGGTACTTTAATTTCAGGTAATTGCTCAATGTGATGTAGTTGTACTGAATATCCCACTCCACATCCTGATAATAATAGGAACATTATTTCACTAAAAGATCTCCAATCATCAATAGGTAAAAAAGAACAATTAAATATACGAGCATTATTAAGTTCAATGGGACGACCAGAGAATTGTAAACTTCTCATAGACGGTAATACCTTTTTATCATACACCAACCGGTAGGCGTTTTCTATCTCATCACTCAGTTGGGGAAATTTCTTTTGGTGCATTTCCTTGTTTCTTGTTACTAACTCGTCCCATGTCTCTCTACGCTTAAGTTCAGGAACATATCGACTATACTTCATATAAGTAGTAATGTCCGATAAAATTGATTGTGTTATGTTCATCATTGTTATTTGTTTTTATATTTCCATATGAATCTTCCAGCTGTTTTAGCTCTGCCTCTCAAAACATTAGATATACCTTTAATGTTTAGTTGTCTTAAAGCATCATCTACAGATGTAAATTCATTAATTATTGCTCCTGATATTGGGTCTATTTGGTATATAGGTTTACGTATTTTTAATAGAGATTCAGTTTTGTGTTTTTTGCCTGTGAACCCACCTCCTTTATGTTTACCTATAGCAGATATAGATTGTTGTTGTTTTGTTTTGTCAGTATGTTTTCTTCCTTTCATTGGAGATTTTCTACCTTTTAACTTTTCAGATACACTATTCCCTATTTTTTGTTTAGCAGCATCTGTATGAGACATAGGTCCTCCACCTCCTTTGTTTTTATTAATAACATTATATCCTATATTTTTATAATATTGTATCCATTTTGTTTCTAATAATTTCCATTCTTCTTTATCAATACTATCTATTTCATCAATAATATTATAGGAAATTTGTTTACCCAAATCATGTCTATGATCAGCCTCTCTACTATTTTTAGTTTTACCTATATATACTTTATTAGGATCATTATCTATATTAGTAATAAGATATATTTTAGTTTTCATATTTGTTATTTATAATAAATATACGCAAACTGGCGCTTTCTCATCTTTAAGTAAACAATTCCACTCATGCTTTCACATGTTAAAAAATCCTAAATCCTAGTTAAACTAATTTATTATCCTCGTCCGCGAATGCGTATAAGATAAAGTCGTCAAAGATATCTTTTGGGACACCTTGTAACGTGTTGGAGTACTCTTGTAGCTTTGATTCGTTAATCAATTGTAAGTTACTCTCTAATAGAACCGGTTTGAAACTCAATAATGTTTCTTGAATGATATCTGTGTCGTCATCTCCGTAAGCAATACTCTCATCTAAGTATTCTTTCATTAACTTGTCTAAATTTGCCTTTGAATACTCCATTATTTAAAACGTTTTTTTATTTCAGAAATAATATATTTGGAGATACGACTAATCGTTTCTTTCAATTTATCTTTTAATGCTTTCTTTTGTTGCCCTATACGTAATCCCTTAAATGGTACCTCAACACTCTTCATATGGGGTTCTAAATATTCACGATAGGCAGTACCTGCTAAAAATACGAAATTATCTTTGTCAAGATCATACTTTCTTGACGCTAGTTGATTTAAAACAGTATCTGCCCAATCTTTTCTAGCATCTGATGGCATTTCTTTCAATGTCTTATTATAAGGCTCAATAGTCTTATGTAATGGTACTAAATGATGTTTAGCAGATAATATATATATATCTTTATCATCGGTTAATTTCTTAGCATATGCCAATTGCTTATTAAACAAATCAGAATTATATAGCTTTTCAGCTGGTGCTGGCTTGTTTAATTTGCCTGCGGAACATGATACGAATACTACTGTTGACATTAATTATATATGTGTTTGATATAAATATTATTTTGAGGCATTTAATTCAAAGAATTTGTTCCTTAAGTTGTCTCTATCAAAAGTATTAAAGTTCTCGTTCAATTTTATTGGTTTGTCAATTACTATGTCATCTTCTTCAATTTCATTATCATCAATAACAATATTACCTGTTGATGTATCTATACTTGCATTATACGTAAATCCATCCATTCCGTATCGATTCTTCATAATATGAAAACGACCTGTACTGTTTACCTTATCTGCTTTTAAACGTGATAATGATATAGCGAAATCTGTAATCATCATTTTACTATATGAACCTGCGGCTTTATCACCTTCAATAATGTCATCTTTAGCACCTGCTCTGTTTACCTGAGATACACTCCATATTGGTAAATTTAATTCACGCGCTAATCCTTTAGTGGCAATATATACATCATCAATTTCATCTTTACGATCTTTACTAACACGATTAGGTCTTAATAAGTCAACGTAATCAATTAATATTAAGTCAGGTCTGTTACCTAAGTCATTACATTTTTGAATATGCGCCTCAATTGTACTTATAGTTGCTTTACCCATCGGAAACTCTTTAATCACTAATTTACCAGGTAACTTAGTGATCGCCTCTTCTACAGTTGATCTATGTTGTTGAATAACGTTAACTGATATGTCTGTGAAACAAGCATCATATCGTTTACCAACATATGCTTCAGATAATTCTAATGTGTAATGATTAACTGTAAATCCTAACTTAACTGCTTGAGCACCTAACGCAATTAATGACCAACTCTTACCTCCGCCTGGTGAACCAAATATTAAACCAAAATCACCACCACCTAAACCACCTTGTAATAGTTCGTTTATTTTCTTCCATGGTGTGGCAATAGCATTTCTATATTCTTCACGATATCTATCTTCAACATCTTTCTCATACTCATGACCTAAATTTTTCTCCATACCAGCTTTTAATGCTTGGTCAATTAGGTGTCTAATGTCATCATACATTCCTGATTGTAGTAGGTCAACTGATGATAATAGTGCTTTCTTTAGTTGTTGGTTCTTGCAAAAATTACTAAACTCTTCTTCAACATAAGCAGCATCCTCAACACTTATTTTATATGATTCCTTTAATTGCTCTACAACTGATGTTTTTAATACTTCATTATCAATTTTCTTTACTTCGATATGTAAAATATCAAGTGTAGGAATACTATGGTAATGATCAAAATAATCAATAATTTGTTTAATTAACCATTGATGTGCTTGGTTATCAAAGTATTCAGTTGTGAGTACATCCCTAATATTTAATAAGAACTTTTTGTTCTTCAATAATGAACTAATAATCTTAACTTGGAAACTTAATCCATAGCTAGATAGTTTTGAAAACGCAACCATAATTTTATTTTATTTTGTATAATTTAACTAATACTATTTATACTTCCAAACAAAACCCCCTGCAGTTTTAGTTTTACCTGTTAAACAAGTTGATATACTGCCAAACTTAATATTTAAAATATTATCTACTTCACTTGCGCTGTTCCATTCTTTGATAAAATTACCATGTAAGTCATATTGTAATATATGTCTTACATTATATTTTTGTCCTCTTAATTTTAAGTTTGGTTTTCCTTTTTTAATTAATGACTGTTGAATTCCCCATTCTTTAGGTCGTATCATTCCTCGTTTTGAAGCATTTACTTTTAAACCAAATCCTTTAGGTTTAGGTTTACCTTTATTAGCATTACTTATTTTTTGTTTAGTTTCTTCTGTATGTAATATAGGACCACTACCTCCTTTTTTACGAATATTCATTACATTAAATCCCCAAGATGTAAACTGTTCAATCCAGTATGTTTCTAATGGTTCCCAATCTGCATGTTCTAAAGAATATATTTCATCTATAATAGTGAAAATAATACTTTTACCATATGTGTGTTTATGTTCTTTTTCTCTTGCTTTTACATCTATGGTTTTACCAATATAAATCTTATTAATATTATTGTAACAATTTTCAACTAAATATATATAGGTGGTATCTATCATATTAATAAATATCCCCATAACGTTGTAAGGTCTCCTATTTTATTTTGTATGATGTAAGATATGAAAACACATCTTGTAACCAGAATTCAACATTGGGGATTGAATCTCCAAGACAATCTTCTTTATACATCTTAATGAACTCATTTCTACTGAATGGTGGAACAGGAGCAGCAACAATGTTTAAAATATCTTCTTTATCAAAAACAAAAATATTTGGATTGTTTATATCCATCAACTGTTTGTTAATCATAAGTTGATTTCTAAAATTATGTATGTCCTCATACCTACCTTTCTTATCTTTAGCATCCTCTAATATTTCCTCTATTGTAACTGGCTCTGTAGCCAATTTAGGGTATAATTTAAGTAATGTTTTAGGTCCTATTTTACTAACTCCTGGTATATTATCTGATTGGTCTCCTAGTAATATTTTCTGTGTTAGAAAATTCTCAGCTATAATACCATATTCATCTTTAATAGCAGTGGGTGTATAAAACTTTTTCTTAATAGGAGAATAAACACTTACTCTTTCATTTACTAATTGTAAAAAATCTCTATCAGCACTTACTATTATAACTTCATTTTGTAGTTCTTTACTTAAGTAACCAATTACATCATCGGCTTCAATTTTATCAATTGACATTAATGATACTGGTAGGCATTTTAAGTATTCAACTAAACGAAGCATTTGGTTAGTGATAGATTCAGATTCATCTTCTCTACTCTCAAATCCATCCCAATTAGTAATACGTTGTAATTTTCTATTCGCTTTGTAAGCAGGAAATAAATTTTTCTTATTGTTAGTATTACCTAATCCATCAAACACTAATATTACCCTAGTAGGTTTTATATGTCTAATAAGGAAACCTAGTGATTTTAGAAACCCTGTCAGGCCACCTATATGGTGGCCGTTAGGGTTCATATGATGAATCATGGCAAAACTTCTCAGAAACATATTCATACAATCTATCAGTACCACCTTACTGTCTAGATGTAAGGGTTGGTCTTTAGTATTCTGAATACTTTCAAATATGTGGGCGTATTTACTCTTCGACATCTACATTAGCGCTTATAGTGGTTTCATCTAATTCATTATCTGTTTCTTCTACTACATCAAAATCAGTACTACCAAGTACTTGTAGCCACTCATGTGAGTGTTCCTTCTTGTACTCATCAACTGCTTTCTTATCATCTTCAATGAATCCATGCACCGTCATAATAGATGCACCTTTACTAGTAACGCCTGTAATGTGATTTTTATCAACTGATATTTTTGTTCGTTTAGCGAACTCAACATCTTTACCATTCTTAGTAGCTTTAATCTTATTAGTACCTGGA